TCTAGCAAAATCTACCATGTACAGATGACCTAATCCATCTTCATCCCAATCGTGGCAAACACTATCCGCAACTTCTTTTATTTCATCTTCTGATAGTTCTTTTACTGGATGAATATAGAGTGGAATCCAATCATCTGATGGTGGTGTATTGATAAATACTACGCATTTGTTAGTGCGTTTATCCATCCACGCTACTGGTTCATTGTTCATTTCAACTCCCCGTCATAGGTTCGCAGTTCTCTGTTGGTCAATGTGGTGTGTAGTTGCAGTTTCAACGCTTCTATTTCTGCCTGTTGCTGGCGTAGCATGGTGGCTATTTCTTCTCTTGTGCCGCCTTCCCAATGACCTTGTTCCAATTTATCAGCTAGTTCATTTGCGTTCATTTTAAAATCCATTCTCGCTCTTGGCGGTTAAAATCACTTTTAACAGTTTTGCCTGTCAAGGTAATAAGGCCATTGCGTTCAAGTTCGGTTAATCGCCTAGCTACCTGACCGTGATGCAATCCAGCCCTTTTAGCAATCAAAGTCTTACCTGCTGGGGATAACTTTAAGGCATCAATAATCAAAGCATAGTGAGCCGATGGGTTTATCGATTGCGCTGCCATGTGCGATGTATAGGGATCGCTAGTTCTAACTTTGGTGTATGACTCAAAAGGAATATCCCCGTTCTTCATCATTTCGTATTCGGTCATTGCATCACCCGTGGGCTTGATGGAGTTGAAGGGCTTGATGGAACTGTGTAGCCAGCGTTACCTACTACATTTGTAGTTACACCGTTGGGCGTGGTAATAACGATTTGGTTAGGATACAAAGTAGCGGTTTGTGTAATAACTCCTGCTGGGTTTACAAACTGGGCGGTATTGCCATTGATCTGTACCGATCCAGCGTTATAGCCCATAGGTGTCGTTACGGGATAGGTCTGCGCTTTAGCTGGCACACCGTATGCAAACATACCGCCTAGCAAAGCCCCAAGTAAACAGCTTCCGATAAAGTCTTTCATACTAAACTCCCAAGTTGTTTGCGTGTATAACCATTGCAATTTTCAGCATTTTTTAATGCTTCAACTTTTGCTACCGCTTCTTCGTAAGTTTTTGCCCAACCTGATAACTGGCCACGAGGTGTTATTTGCTTGTAGCCAAAAGAAGTGCCGTAAGACGGTGTAATTTCGTATGTTGCTAAACCACGAAAAAAGTCAATTGCATGGTTAAACGCTGAATGAGCCATTGAATTATCGTGGTCGATGCGGCTGTTGCGTTGTGATGTTGATTCCATTTTCTATCTCACCTTTCAAAAGGTAGCCCCCGTAGGGGCTGGTTAATTATTTTTTTACCCAAACTGTTCTGTAAGTATTTGGCAAGCAAGTAGCACCTACACTAATACGAATTGGCTTTTTTGTTTTTGCTCTTTTTGTTTCCCATTCTTTACGGGCAAAAACTGCCGCTTTTTCTGCTAAAGCTAAAGATACAATTTGACCATCAACTACAAACTCATAATCAGATTCAGGTGTGTTGTAAGCATAAACAAAATTAGAAATTTCCCAAACTTCAGCGTCAAAATCACGCCATTGAGTTGATCGAAATGTAGCTACTTCACCAGTTGCTTTGTATGTAATTTGAAATTTCATTTGTTGCTCCTTTTTCTATCTCACTCGTTATTGAGTGATACCAGTTTAGTTAAGCTATCTTAACAATGCAAGGATTATTTAGTAAGGAAAACCCTAATGTGCAAAAAAGCAACAGGGCTGTATTTGGCAGTTGCTACAAATAGGCAAGAAAGCCGCAAAACTACCTAATTACTGCATCCTACATTGGCGGCTTAACGCCCNTAAAGAAGTTGGGGTACTTGCTTCTTTACGCTTTCCCCCGTTCCCGTGAAGGAATTAAAGATTGTTTTTGATCTGATAGACCCTTAACAAGTGCTGGAAGCAATCCCAACTCTTTTGAAGCTGGGCTTCTTCTATTTCTATTAATTTTACTTGATTTGTAGTCCCGTTCACAAAAAGAATGGCGCATTTTGCGTTGGGCATACCTAGACCTTCTCGGTAACTAGAAAGCTGTAACTCATGCTCAAAGTAAACATCTACTTTGTCTAAATCAACATCTTTAGTTTTAAAATCAACGACATAGCCTGTTCCTTGACCATTGATAGGTTTAGCCATCAAATCTACACGGCCACCATACCCCAGCCCATGAGCAAACGATTTTTCACTTACCCATAATTGCTCGCCAAACGCACTTTTTAACGCATCAGTAACGGCTTCAAGATAAGGCGGTTTTTCGGGCATATATACTTGCTCAAAATAACCTTGAATAACCCCATGAATTTCGTTACCACGCATAGCAGCTTTGTAGCCCGTTTCACGGCTGTCCTTCATTACCCTAGCTAACCACTCCTGTTCGCTTTCCTGTGGCTCTCTAGGAAGCGTTAAAGCGGATAGTAATACCTGCTGCAACTTCCAATTGGTCAATCCTTGTTTGTCCAAGGTGTTAATGATGGTGGTAGTGCTGGGCAAAAGCCCTTCTTTCCTTGCATCACGCAAAGTAGTAGGTCTTTCTCCAGTTTTACCGATGGTGGTATAGGCAGGTGTTCCCTGCTTGGTATACCAATGGCCTGATTCGGCTAACTTTTCTTTAACTATCATCAGAAGGGGATGTCATCATCAATAATGCTGTTGTCAGGTTTTGTTTCATCTTTAGCTTTTTGACCGCGCCATTCGCTTGATTCCGTGATCTTTTCACGGTAATACTTAGGCAGCGCATCGTACTTAGCCTGATCGAATTCAGCTAACCAAAAATGAACTGGGGCGTTAATACCTTCAGGCTGGTGGACGCGAAGAGCTGACGGTACAGGGCTAATGCCTGAAATATTGGCGTAACGACCATCTTCACTATGCGTGATATTGACCATACAAAACTTGCCTAATAAATTCTTAAGGTCAAAGTTCTTGCGATCTTCTGCGGTCATTTTTTTGTTAGACCATGCTTCTAAGTCTTGACGCAATCGCGCTTGCTCACCAAGGCTTACGGTATAACGCTTAGACACAATTAACGGTTTGCCGTCATCCGTAGTCAATGGTTGCTCGTTATCGTCTTTACCATGCAACTCCCAAGTCAATACGACCTTGTGCATAATTTTCGTTTCACCAGCCCATTCGGTAGCTTGATGGCCTAAATCAATGACTGAATACAGCCGTGCCATATGATTTCCTGCTGGGGCTATTTTAAATTCTTTACTGTTATCTGAAATAATCATGTTAATTCCTAAAAATATTTGAAAAGTCATCAAAGACTGCTTTTAATACTGGGTTTGGTTTGACAGGCGAGGGTAGTCCACACGCATAGCGTAGGTCACCAATTTCGTCTGCTGTAATAAATATCCCATCTTCGAGGTCTTTAAAGATGCGTTCCAAATGTTCTTGGAAGCTGTTGAAGTCTTGCTCTTGCTCACTCATTTGAGTTTCTCCTAAATTAACACGGCTTATGCCGTAACATCTATTTTAGATAACTAAATCAATTTGTCAAGGGTCTTGTAAAATATATCTTTAAGAGTTAAGATTGTTGTATGAAAGATACTTTTGCTTTATCCCATAACCAATTTATTGACCTTCTTGGTGGTACAAAAAAAGTGGCAAAAATGGCTAAAGTAAGCCAAGCTGCTGTTACCCATTGGCGTACAAGCAACATTCCTGAAGGTCAATTGATTCGTTTGGCAGCCGAGTTAGAAAAACAATCACATGGTTTAATTAGCCGAAAATCGTTGTTTCCAAGCACTTTTAAATTTATATGGCCTGAATTAAATTGATGTATACTGCTGGTAAGCGGATTGAACCCCGTAGGAATAACCAGCCTAAGCCCTTGAAGGGTAGTTTCTGAGCATTTTGGAAAGGCTGGCTGGTCTTTTCTAAAATGGGTTCAACTTAGAGATTACCTTTGAAGGGCTTTTTCTATTTCTGCTTGGTCTTGAAGGGTCGGCTAAAAACAACAGCTTTCAAGATACAAGTGCTACTGTGGGATAGTTGATGTAACAGCACACAAATCGGTGGCGAAGCTAGTGCCGATTCAACGAACGACTGGCGGGTTCTGTAACTCCGATGGAGCAGATTAAGGCGAATCTAGGTGGCTAGGTTCGTTCACCGAAAGAGCAACTTTATATACTTATATGTTAAATCCTAATTTTCCTCTTTGTAATTATTGGAATCCAATTAAAGTTCACGGTAGAAACATTAAACAATATGTTACCTATGCCGAAAAACACGATTACAAAAAAACCACAAAAATCTATCAAACATTAGGGTGTACGCACCATGAATTTTTAATTCATATTGAAAAACAGTTTTTAACTGGCATGAGTTGGAAAAACCGCAAGTTATGGCATATAGATCACATAATTCCTATGGATTCAGCAAAAACCATAGAAGATAACTATAAATTAAACCATTTTACTAATTTAAGGCCAATGTGGGCAAAAGACAATTTGTCGAAAAAAAACAACGAAACACATTTGATATAAAAATACTTGACATACTTTAGAAATCTAAATCATACTCTCCCTAGATTAACTATTGGAGTACGAAATGACTTGGAANTTACGCTTAGTAGATATGAGTAATCCGTATGAAGATTATTTTGAAATTCGTGAAGTGTTTTATGACACGATGGGAAAGCCTATTGGTCATACTAAAGCTGCCATTGGCGGAGAAGATCGTATTGAGGTAGATCGTTATATTGAACTTGCCCAACAAGCCCTTAAAAAACCCACTTTAAAGTTTGCCAAAAATGATTGAACCTTTAATTCCCCCACAGAGTTTAGATAACGACATTGCTGTTGTTAGAATCTTGCAGTTGATGGGTCAATTATCACCCAATGACATAAAATATATTTTTCAAGTCGCTGAACGGGTCAGCAGAATGATTTGCGTAGAGGATCAAGATGAGCTTTGCACAGTTTTATAGTTTATATCCCCGTAAAATGGG